CTGATAAGCCCGGAGTCTATTGCAATCTTAATGAGTTAAGAATATAGCTGCTATCACAAAACCTTATTTACGATAATATCGTGGGTTTAAAAAGTGAAAGAGGAACCCTAATGGGCCTCCCTCTAGGTTGGACTATTCTTAGCTAGATGCATATTTACATTGTCGAAAAGACCTTATCGGACTTGAATGTCAATAAACGCCATGTAAAAGTATTAATATTGGGAGATGATTTAATAGCCTTATGGCCATCTCAATGCTCAGATCTTTACAATAAACTACTAGAGGAATTTGGAATGAAGATATCTAAAGATAAACATCTTGTATCGTCCCTCTATGGAAACTTTGCTAGACTCTTTGTCAGTGTACGTAAAGAAGGCATCAATTATGTTGGATTTACTGTTAAAGACACATTACCAGTTGGAATGTTTAACCGCAGTCGTCTTACTAAACTTGATTATATTGCAGCATTATCGCAGCAATCAAAGGCATGTTCCGAAAATCCGAAAGTAGCCATCAAGTTCAGAGATGCATTGTATATAGGATACCCTCATGTTTTAGATGTATGCAATGATTTTAAAATCCAAGCCCATTGTCCTTTAATTGGATTGGGTCTCCCAAGAAAATCGGGAATACCGTTTACTATTCACCATGATTCACATCATAATTATCTCGCCTATAAAGTAGCTTTATCAAAAGGCTATTCAATATTGCAACTATTAATAGATGATTAGGGCCAAAAGGATGTCCAGATGTGGAAAACTCTTATGCTTATCCGAGAAAAGGAAAAAGGAGTTAATATCAACACTGTGCCTAAAGCGGCACTTATCTCTAACAGGGATAATATTCATCAAACCTTTGTACACTGTCATAAAACATAGTCTTATATGGACATGCGTAAGGAGCTCAATAACCAAAAACTGAAATTTAATAAAAAGAGTGTGGAATCTCTTGTTATTAAACACAATGTTGGAGGTGAGGTTTTTAATTTGCATCATGTTGATAGCTCAAAAAGGTTGATGGATTTAACCATCATGGATTATACTGTTGATATGTGCAGAAATTTTGTCCCGAAGGAACAAGAGGACTGTTGTACGGTAAATAGAAGGAAGAAATCCCAGGTATTCAAAAAAGTTTGTTTAGTTAGAAAGCTATATTATAAATGTCTCGGTTTAGCTATGCCAATGA